AATATTTCCTTCGTGAAACGACTGGATCGTTTCGTTTGAAGCTACGCAATAGCAGCTATACTGACAAGACGCGTGCGGGGGTCAAAGTTGACCGCCACAACATCGAGTTGGTAGAGACTGTTTTTGCAGTGGCTCCAGCTACTGTCAACACCGTTCGCAAGTACTATTCTGTACTTGAAAACGACCAGACCGACTCTATTGTGAGTTCGGCCAAGTTCGCAGCCGGCGTGACTGGTTTCCAGACGGAAGCCAATTTCACCAAGCTATTGAACTGGGAGTCGTAAGACTCGTTGACTTTTAGCATCGTGCAGAGGCTTGGATTATTCACATTCTGAAAGGAATTGAATATGAAAAGCCAAGCAAATGGTTTGCTCAAGGTTGCAGAGGGTGTCCTTAAGGACTATTACCTCGCGTACCCTACCGATAAAACGGACGTTGCTCGAGACAAAGAGCGACTCACCCGTTTAACCAAAGAGAGGGGTTTGGGTTTGTATACCCTAGACCTCCCGGCTCTCGATAGTGCCTTAACAAAGGCGCTTGAGAACGGCCGTCTAATTGTAGAGGGTGCTCTAAGTAAAAGAGCCTCTGCTACAATCCTAGTGCCCAGATTATTCCGGGGACTATGGTTACGGATCTTTGATCGGTGTGGCAACCTAATGGAGGGTGCCGACCCTACCGCGATCTTATTCCTAAGACAGTTTTTATGCTTAGGTAAGAAAGTGGAGGTTTCGTGTACTCCTGCACGTACTAAAGTCGTACTGAAGGAGTATTACGATGTCGAACAGGCCGCACGGCTTCCAACATTCAGTTGGGGCAATAACGACCTGGGCTCTAATGACAGTTGTAGTTTTGATGATCTGTTCGATCATCTTGCTACTCCTGGCCGGGACGAGCAACTTGAGCTTTGGGAAAACCCAGAGTCCATGGAGCTCACCTCCGGCGACAGAGCCATCCTCAGAAGATGTCAATCAAATTTCGACATCTTCTCCCAAGCCATTGGAACGTTCGGAATCGAAGAATTCCTATCCTCGATCCGAGCCCATTCTAATGGCATAGGCTTTAGGCATGGGCCTGGAGCTGTTTCGGATCTAACTAGCAAGGAGTACAAATATGACTTCCCTACATGGTCCGAAAAGCTCGGAGCCTCCTTTCCTTTCGAAATGTTTGGAACCTTACGAGGCCCAATTGCTG